CTATACTAAACTCAGTCCTAACCATTCCGGTAAAAGAACGCATTCTATTGACCGCATCACGCCTCACTGTGTAGTTGGACAGTGTACTGCAGAAGGTCTTGGTGATTGGTTCGCGAAGAGCTCAACACAAGCATCTTCTAATTATGGAATCGATAAAAATGGTCGTGTTGGTTTGTATGTTGAAGAGAAGAACCGCTCTTGGTGCTCTTCCAGCAATGCAAATGACCAGAGAGCAATCACTATCGAATGTGCCAGTGATACTACAGAACCTTACGCTATGAACAGCAAGGTTTATGATGCTCTTATCAAGCTTTGCGTTGATATCTGCAAGCGTAATGGTAAGAAGAAGCTTATCTGGCTTGGTGATAAGGACAAGACTCTTAACTACAATCCTAAGTCTGATGAGATGGTAATCACTGTACATAGATGGTTCGCCAATAAGTCCTGTCCGGGTAACTGGCTTTATGCTAGACTCGGCGACTTAGCAACAAAGGTCACTGCTCAGCTTTCAGGAACAACGACTACACCTGAAACACCTACTGCAACTTTATACCGTGTACGTAAGACTTGGTCTGATAGCAAGAGTCAGAAAGGTGCCTTCAAGGTATTAAGCAATGCTAAGAAGTGTGCTGATGATAATGCCGGCTACAGCGTATTCGATGAAAAAGGAACTGTGGTTTATACCGGTAAGAATACTGCTGTAAAGAAGACCGTCACAGAACTTGCCAAGGAAGTTATCGCTGGTAAATGGGGTAACGGTCAGGATAGAAAGAATCGCCTTACCGCTGCCGGTTATGACTACACCGCTGTACAGAACAAAGTAAATGAATTACTGAAGTAATTGGATGCCCGTTGGAGTTTCGTACTCTGATGGGCATTTTTTTATTTGTCTTTTATCCGCTCAAAATTGCTTCTTATCTCCAGTGGGAAAGTGAAGGCATAGCTTTCAGATTGGAGGTCATTATGAATCAAACTGAAAACAAGTCTGTTCTAAAAACCATAGACATTGCATCTCACTTAAAACTGGAGCCTACTCCGATTACAGATATTCTATTACAGCGTGATTATGATTATTTCAGAGCACAGGAAGTCGCAAAATCGATGTTGGATTCTGGACTTATTTCCTTGTTGGAATTCAACAAATTAACGCTTCTTAACCGCCAAACATTCTCACCGATGTATGTAGAAATAATGCCGGAAATAACTTGATAAATACAGCTTTTAGAGTGATGTATATACACTGACGAAGGGAGGTGAACTACCGTGAAGAAGGTTACAAAAATCGAAAAACTACAGAATGTAACAAGTAAAAAACAGAAGCTTCGCGTAGCTGCTTATTGTCGTGTTTCCACCAGCAACGATGCACAGCTTGAAAGCTTAGAAACACAGAAAGCGCACTACGAAAGCTACATTACTTCTCGTGATGACTGGCAGTTCGCCGGACTGTATTTTGATGAAGGTATCACAGGTACCAAGAAAGATAAACGTCCGGAGCTAATGCGCCTGATGCAGGATTGTGCAGCAAAGAAGATAGACTTTATCATCACAAAATCCATCAGTCGATTCTCAAGAAATACAACCGACTGCTTGGAACTTGTCAGAAAGCTGCAGGAGCTAGATGTTCCTATCTACTTTGAAAAAGAAAACATCAATACCGGCTCAATGGAAAGCGAGCTGTTCCTTACAATCCTAAGCTCAATGGCCGAGGGTGAATCCACTTCTATTTCTGAAAACAGCAAGTGGTCAATTAAGAAACGATTCCAAAACGGAACTTTCAAGCTTAGTTATGCACCTTATGGATACCGCTGGGATGGACGCACACTTCGCGTTATTCCTGAGCAGGCAGAAGTTGTAAAACGCATCTTCGCCGATGTTCTTTCCGGTAAAGGTACTGATGCTATTGCCAAAGCACTTGATGATGAAGGTGTACCTACCAAGCGTGGCGGCAAATGGACATCAACCAGTGTTCGAGGCATTCTTGCTAACGAGAAATACACCGGCGATGTTATTTTCCAGAAAACCTACACTGATGATTCTTTCAACAGACATACAAATAAGGGTGAGCTCGATATGTATTATGTCGCTGACCACCACGAAGCGATTATCAGTAAAGAGGATTTTGAAGCGGCAAGACTTCTGATAACGCAGCGAGCTGCTGAAAAAGGTATCAAGCGTGAAAGCCAAATATACCAGCAGCGTTATGCATTCTCCGGAAAAATTATCTGCAATGAATGTGGTGATACCTTTAGAAGAAGATTGCACTCCAGCACCTATAGCAAATACGTAGCTTGGTGCTGCAACACCCATCTGGTAGATAAAGACAAGTGCTCGATGATGTATCTTAGGGACGATGATTTGAAGGTAGCATTCGTTACCGTTCTTAACAAACTAATCTACAGCCACAAGCTAGTCTTGAAACCTTATGCTGCTGCACTCCAGAACAATTCCGGTGATGAGAACCTTGTAAGGATTCAGCATTTAGAGCGCCTTTTGGAACAGAACACAGAGCAGCGAGAAACCTTAACCCGATTAATGGCACAGGGCTATATCGACCAAGTTTTGTACAACAGCGAAACAAACGCCCTTCTTTCGCAGGCCAATACCTACAGGGAGGATATCGAAGTAATCAATGCCACCATGAGCGGTGACAGCTCTAGGTTCTTTGAAGCAGAACGTCTACTCCACTTTGCAGAACGTGGGTCAATGCTTGAAGAATACAGCGAAGATTTATTTGAGAGATTTGTAGACCACATTCAGGTGTATTCCAGACATGAAGTCGGATTTGTCATGAAGTGTGGTCTTACTTTTAAGGAGATGATTTGATGGGACATACGCCACTTGGCTATCGTATCGAGAATGGCATCGCAGTTATCGATGAAGAAGCTGCAAATAAGGTGCGACAGCTATACAAGAATTACCTTGGCGGTCTTTCACTTACGAATGCTGCTAAGGAAGCTGGAATCAATGCTCTTCACGCAGGTTCCAAGCGAATTATGCAAAACAAGCATTATCTCGGTGATGACTTTTATCCGGCCATCATCGATAAGGAAACCTTCATTGCTGCAGGTAGAGAAAACAAGCGCAGGTCAGCCAAACTTGGTCGCAACGATAGATTCAAAGAAATACCTGAGAAGAAGGCTCCGATACTCTTCCGCTTCGGCGATATCACAGAGTATTTTGACAATCCAGTAAAACAGGCTGAGTACTTATACAGCCTTATAGAAAGCGAGGTTATTTGATGGGAAATGTAATGGTCATTCCTGCCAAACGACAAATTGGTAATACCGGTCGTAAGCAGGATGCAAAGCCTAAGCTCCGAGTCGCGGCGTACTGTAGAGTTAGTACTGACAGCGATGAGCAGGCTACAAGTTATGAGGCTCAGGTTGAGCACTATACAGAATATATTAAGAAGAACCCTGAATGGGAATTTGCCGGAATATACGCTGATGATGGTATTTCCGGTACAAACACAAAGAACAGAGAAGAATTCAACCGCATGATTGAAGATTGCGAAGCTGGTACCATCGACATGATTATCACAAAATCAATCAGCCGATTTGCCAGAAACACCTTAGACTGCTTGAAGTACATCAGACAACTTAAGGAAAAGAACATACCAGTATTCTTTGAAAAAGAAGCAATCAATACAATGGATGCCAAGGGTGAAGTCCTTCTTACAATTATGGCTTCACTGGCCCAGCAGGAATCGCAGTCCTTAAGTCAGAACGTAAAGCTTGGACTTCAGTTCCGCTACCAGAACGGTCAGGTTCAGGTTAACCATAACCGCTTCCTTGGATACACCAAAGATGAAGAAGGCAACCTTGTCATCGACCCCGAACAAGCTGAAGTTGTAAAAAGAATCTATCGAGAGTACCTTGAAGGCTACAGTATGGATAAGATAGCAGCAGGCCTTGAAGCAGATGGTATTCTTACCGGCGCTGGTAAATCTCGCTGGCACACCAGCACCATCAACAAGATTCTCCGCAACGAAAAATACATCGGTGATGCCCTTCTTCAAAAGACTTACACCACTGATTTTCTTAACAAGACCAGAGTTAAAAACACCGGCATTGTTCCCCAGTATTATGTTGAAGGAAACCACGAAGCGATTATTCCAAGAGAGATTTACATGCGTGTACAGGAAGAATTAGTACGCAGACGAGTGGTTAAGACAAGCGCCAATGGAAAGAAACGAAGCTATAGCTGCAACCACTGCTTCTCACAGATTATTATTTGCGGTGACTGCGGTGAGATGTTTAGAAGAATCCATTGGAATAATCGTGGCTGCAAATCCATTGTCTGGCGCTGCATCAGCAAGTTAGAACCTACTGGCCTTGAATGCCATGCCAGAACCATCAACGAGCTTGACCTGCAGGAAATTGTTCTTACTGCCTTGAATGAACTTCTTGGTGATAAATCGAAATACCAGAAGCAGCTACAGCAAAACATCGCAGCGGTCATCAGGGCTTCCGCAGCAATAACCACTGATGGTATTGATGAGAAGCTTATGGAGCTTCAACAGGAACTTGTTAAAAAGGCCAACAACAAAGAGGCCTATGACGAGATTGCCGACCAGATTTTCGCACTCAGAGAAAAGCGCCAGCAGGCTTCAATGGACACTGTACAGCGTGATGAACAACTGCAGAGAATTACAAAATTGCAGGATTTCATTAAAGACCAGCCTTCCGACCTTACAGTATTTGATGAAGCCCTTGTAAAACGCTGGCTTAAGCAAATCACAATATGGGACGACCACTGTACCGTTGAATTGAAATCCGGACTTAAGGTCGACGTAGAACGATGAGCATAGACGCACGAAACCCTCCCAGCCATGATGGTTGAGAGGGTTGTTTTTGTAATTAGAATGCAATGTTATCCTTAATCTTCTGTCGCTGTTCTTCTGTAAGAATAGAGTTTTCAACATATGAATAATTGTCATGTAACCATTCAACGGTTTCTTTTCTAAAGAATTCAGCAGGTGTCACAATTTGTGCTGTTCTAAAATCTAATCGTCCGTTGGAAAATACACAGCTCATAAATCTATTTGTACCGTTACCAGTTATCAGCAACTGGTCAATTAAAATTCTCTCTTCTCTTGTTTCTTCAGCAAGTACAGCTTCGATTTTTCTTATATAGGACAACAGACTTTCAAAAGATAGACAGAGCACATGTCTGTCATAGCCATCAACATTTGTATCAAGAATAATATATTCATACATGACAGACACCCCTTTCTACA